GAAAGACGAAACAGGTCTTTATGAATTATATGATTAACAAACGACTCAAGAATTTACTTGAGGTTATAGACGAGTTTTAATATGCCAGCTGAAAAATTATATTCCGAAATATTTGATGAGTTTGAACAACTACCATCAAGAAAAGAGCGTGTTCAATTTTTAAAAAAACATAGTGAAAAAGCTTTTACTACATTTTTAGAATTGTCATTCAACAAAGATGTTCAATTTGATATTGAAGCATTACCCAACACATACCGACCGGCTTTAGAACCGGCAGGTCTTAATTACACTTACTTAAATCTTGAAGTGCCGAAACTGTATAGATTTATAAAAAATCATCCCTCAAAGGCTGAAGGACTTACAGTAGAGAAACAAAGAAAATTATTAGTTGTGATACTTGAAGCTTTACACGCTGATGAGGCTAGATTATTTGTAAATATGTTTGCAAAAGATTTAAAAGTTAGATACCTTACATCAAAATTAGTAAAAGAAGTTTTTCCTGATTTAAAGATATGAAAGTAGTTGTAGTATCAGGTGGTTTTGACCCTATTCATTCTGGACACATATCATTGTTAAAAGAAGCATCTTCATTAGGAGATCATTTGATTGTTGGTATTAACTCTGATGAATGGCTAGAAAGAAAAAAAGGTTATGTCTTTATGCCATATGAAGAACGTGAAGAAATTATACAAAGTATTCGATATGTACAAGGTATAATAAAATTTAATGATGATGATGATAGTGCTTGTGATTTACTTGAACAAGTGAAAGAATACTATTCAGAGTGTAATATTGTGTTTGCAAATGGTGGTGACCGTAACCAATCAAACAACAGAGAATTAAAAGTAAAAGGGGTTGAGTTTGTTTATGGTATTGGTGGTGATGATAAAAAAAATTCATCATCAAGAATAGTAGAGAAATTTCTGAATAAATGGAATTCAACAGAATTAGTGGAGAATGTTAGATTATGAAAGTAGCTATAGTTACACCATCAATAGGTCAGGAAACTTTAACAAAATGTCTACTCTCTGTTCAAAATCAATCATATAAAGATATAGTACATTATGTTTTTATAGATGGTGAAGAATATGGGTGTGATGTTAGAAATCAACTAGACCTAAAAACTGGCTCAGGAACTTTAAAACCATTTGAAGATAAGAATGTACCTATTAAAACAGTTACATTAGAAGAAAATATTGGTAAAGGTTGGTATGGGCATAGAGTATATGCAGCTTGTTCTTTTCTTGTAAATGCTGATGCAATATGTTATCTTGATGAAGATAATTGGTTTGAACCAGATCACGTTAAAAAATTAGTGGAGAAATTAAAAAATGGAAATCAATGGGCTTATTCATTACGCAAAATCTATGATCAAAAAGGCAATTTCATATGTGAAGATAACTGTGAATCACTTGGTATCTGGCCTGTATATTTTAACGATAAAACACATCACATTGATACCTCATCTTTTATTATTAACCGTGATGTTGCTACTCATATTGGTCACACTTGGTATGGACAATGGGGTGCAGATAGACAATTTTTCCACAACCTGAAATCAAACTTTCCTAACTTTGAGTGTACTAACAAACATACATTATGTTATCGTTTAGATAATAATACTGGTAAAGGAGATTCAAATCCAAATTCTGTTAATAAAGACTTTTTCATAAAAGGTAATAAAAAACAAAAAGAAAAGTATGATACGATACATTTTCCATGGAAAGAAGAAACCACAACTCTAGCTAGAGTTGCACCAGGAATATCAATCATAGAGTAATATTAATGTCGTTATGGAAATTTAAAAATAATATGCAAATTGATTTCACAGAATTAAATAATGTTTTTGTACTTACACCTCCACTCATATATGAAGATTTTAGAGGACACAATGTAGAGTCTTGGAATAAAAAAGTATATGAAGATAGTATAGCAAGAAAAGATTGGGTTGTTGATAGTATAAGCTCATCAAGAAAACACGTTTTGCGTGGTATTCATGGTGATGATTGTACTACTAAACTTGTTTCATGTTTATATGGTACTATTTACCTTGTTATTCTAAACAATGATCCAGACTCTACACAATACAAACAATGGACCTCTGTTACACTATCAGATAAAAATAGAAAACAGGTTCTAATACCACCTAAATTTGGTAATGGTCATGTTGTGATGTCCGACCATGCTGTGTTTAGTTACAAATTAGACTCGTATCATAATTATTCAAATCAATTTACAATTCGTTGGAATGATGAAGAGGCTCACAATATTTGGTGGCCAGTTAAAAAACCAATTACTTCTTTAAGAGATTCGTGAAAAAAGTATTAGTTACAGGCGGTGCAGGTTATCTTGGTAAACATCTTGCTAAAACTTTATATAAAGCAGGGCATGAGGTTTATTGTGTAGATAGAGTAAAAGCAAATTGTAAATATTATCACAAAGAATTACAATCTGATATTGCTGAATTTCCTAAATCACTTTATCAATTTTTTACAGAAGATATTAACACCGTATTTCACTTAGCAGGTCGCATTGAAGTTGGTATGTCTTGGAATTATCCAATACATTTTTGGAAAGATAATGTTTTAGCCACAGTACATTTAATTGATATGATGAAAGAATATAATGTGTCTAACATAGTCTATTCATCAAGTGCAGGTGTTTATAAACCAAAAGAAAATTTATTGACCGAAAATGACCCAATCTCATATAATAATCCATATGCAAACTCTAAAATAGCAGCTGAAACTGCCATTCGTGATTCTGGTATTAACAATACAATCTTTCGATTCTTTAATTTAGCTGGTGCAGACCCAGATGGTGAGATGGGTGAAGATCATCAACCAGAAACTCATATGATACCATTACTTTTTGAGAATCTAAATAACTTCGTAATAAATGGTAATGATTATCAAACAAAAGATGGCACTTGTATTCGTGATTATGTTCATGTATCAGATGTTGCCGAGGCTCATTTATCGGCTATGAATTATTTAAATACCTGGAAATCAAACCAATCTGCCACACTTAATCTAGGAACTGGTGTAGGATATTCCAACTTAGAGATAGTTAATCTTGCTAAAGATAAATTAGGAATAGATATACAATATAAATTTGGTCCTAGAAGGCAAGGAGACCCATCAAGACTTGTTGCCGATATAGAGTCAGCAAAAAGTCTTTTAGATTTCAAACCAAAGTATGATATATCTGATATCTTCGAAACTGCTTATTCAAGGTATACAAGAAATGAACATAGATGAAACAATTGATAATAAATTCTTTGATAAGAACATACACTTTTTATCAGGTGATGTTACAACTGATTCAATGGAAAAAATCATAAGATGGATATTGTATCATAATCTTGAAACAACAAAAAAAGAACTCACACTTTATATCAACTCTGATGGCGGCACTTTAGTTGATGCCTTTGGTGTTATTGACTTGATGCAAGCTTCAATACACGATTTCAAAACTGTATCTGTAGGTTCATCAATGTCAGCTGCTTTTTACATATTGATATCCGGTACTAATGGTAAAAGATACGCAGGAAAAAATTCTTCCCTCATGTGTCATCAATTTTCGGCCGCCCTAGATTCAACAAAACACCATGAAACTAAAGCATGGGTAAAAGAGAATGATAGTCTTACTCACAGAACAAATAATATATTAACAAATGCTGGTTTAGATAAAGCACTTCTTAAAAAATTTTTAAGTCCAACAGATTTTTATTTAACATCAGAACAAGCTAAGTCTTATGGAGTTATTGATAATATATTATGATTAAAGAAATACACAAGATCAATGCCATGAATTTTGTATCTAAAAGGCACTACTCACCGGTGATGCCTAGACTTACAAAATATTTTTGTGGTTATTTTGTAGAAGATGAACTTGTTGGTGTAATTACTTTTGGTTGGGGTACAAGACCAAAACATACAATACAAAAATTATTCCCAGAACTTGATACGCAAGACTATCTTGAGATTGGTAAAATGTGTATGGACGATAGTATGCCAAGAAACTCTGAAACACAAATGTTATCATGTGCCTTTTCATGGCTAAAAGAGAAACGACCAGATTTAAAATTCTTATTTACATGGGCTGATGGTTTAGTTGGTAAAGTTGGTTATGTCTATCAAGCATTTAATATGTTTTATGGTGGGTATTCTTGGACTGATACTTACGTTACAAAGTCTGGTGAGAAAATACATCCACGAACAATACAAGAAAAGAAAGA